AATACAACATCGTCAAACTCTATCTTTTTAAAGATTAATAAAAAGAACATTACCATTTGAAATGACACGTGGTCCTCCATATCCATTTTCTTTTTTGATATCTTCCTATTCAGATATGTATCTAAACCTAAATAACAGAAATCAATAATCTTTTTAATTTTTCTATGTCTCAATGCATTTGTGAGAGAACCTCTATAGTAATCAAAATAATACTGAAAAGTGTCTTGATGGTTATCATGTACCGCTATCGAAGAAATATAAACATCCCTCCAATAAAAACAAATAGAACCTCCCTTGCCTACTTTTACGACCATCTTTATTTATACTTTCCTATTTACTCTTAAATACAGATAAACATATTTAAAATTGAAATACTATTTATTTATATAGTAGGATGATTAAAATTTATAAACTCATAGATAATACAAATGATAATTGTTATATTGGTTCTACAAATGAATTGCAACATAGAATGAATAATCATTTTTATAGGAAAGATTGTAGTTGTAAGTGTATTTTAGACAACAATAATTATCATTACATTGTTCTTGAAGAATGTGATGAAAGCATAAGGTTTGAAAGAGAACAACATCATATTGACAATACTAAAAATTGTGTTAATATTAGAAGAGCATTTGGTATTGATAAAGATAAAATAAAAGTATATCATAATCAAAAAGAAAAACAATATAAAAAAGAATATTATGAGAACAATCAAGATAAAATAAAAGTATATCATAAAAAATGGTATGAATATAAATATTCATGGGGAGGAGATAAAAGATCTTCAAATAATTTATTATTAATTGATGTTAATCTGTTTCTTTAATCTAAAAATAAACTATAAATTAATTCTGGAGGTATTGCATATTTTTCCTGTAATGTATATGATTTATTACTATATGATTTTTTATGTCCTTGCCCTTGTCCTCCTGTTCCACAACTACCTATATGCCGACCATCTACAAATGAACCACAGGCTTTATTACATAGTAGCATATGACATTTTTTATTAGTCCATATTCGTGTCCTTTTTCTATATGGCTTTCCATACATACAATAATCACAATCAACGTAAGGTAATGGCTCCATGAATGATTGTTTTTTTAAGTATCCTGTTTGAGGATTTTCCATGAACCAATACTCACAATTAAAATAATCTATTATCTCTATTGTTTTTAAAACTATCTTGTTTGCTCCTTCTATATCTCTGACACCTACAGATTTTGCTTTTGAGTATTCAGTGCAAGGTGGTGATGCCCATACAATATCAAACTCATTTTTATCATATTGTTTATAATCAAAATCCATAATATCACATTGATGGTCCGCTGGTAATATCAGATCCACCGATACCACATCCCATCCCAGACTCTTACAGCATTTACCAACACTCCCCGTTCCTGAAAACAATTCTAATACTTTCATTATATTATAATAAATATTTTGTATCGTGTATTTTGACCCCATAAATGTAAAATAAATAGCCATTCTTTATTTGCTTAAAAGGTATGTGTATCTCATTTTAAAGATATATGTTTATAATTAATAGACAAGTGTAGCGATTAAAAGGCAAACACCAAAACACCCGTTTAGCTACTAAAAGTTTGATATACAAAAAAAGAAAAATATAATAATGATATTCATATAAAACAGGTTGTGGAGAATATCCACGAAAGTACTGTTTTTGTGTAATCGTCTATGTTTGAGAATCCCGTCCTTTAACGAATAAACACATTACTATTAACTCGCCTTTTACAAGAAAAAAAGGAGCAACATTTCGGCTCTTTTTACAACATTTTGAGGGGTCAATTTACACACCTTCTTTAATATAGATTGCATTTTGGGTGGCGATAGAGTGTCCCATCTTATATGCAAGGTCGGCTTGTTTCTTTTTTAAATCGCCGAGTTCGTGAGAGACGACGATCTTACGCATAAGCGTTGTCGAGACAGACTTTCCCATATAACTCTTTGAAGTCTTCAATAACATTTGAGATAATACATTTCTTGAAATTGCATTCCCCGTCGATGTCGTGAATATGACATCGCCTGCTTTCTTTTTAGTTGCTCTCAAAAATGGACGGATAATCTTTGATAGAGGTAATGGTACGTCAATCTTTTTATCTTGTCCGTAAGTTCCATTTGTTTTATATTGGTTCAGCATATAGTACATAGTTCCTCGACCGACTACTAAATAATTAAATTGTTTATCGGCATTAGGATAATTTTTTGGAGTTATTAATACCATACCCGCGACATCGTTCCTCGTGGGTATAACCTTCAACATTGAATAAACTACGTACATAGTATATAAATTTAAATCCTTACCAGTAAGCTCTGGTTTGGTTTTTAACCTTCGTTTTTTTACCTCTTTCTCCATTTCAGATATCATTCCATTTATCTCATCCATACTTGCAAAATTCTCCTTCTGCTTGTCGCTTATCTTGTCGGTCTGCGAATCACGATATTTAGTATTTAATTCATCACGTATATCCACATACTTTTTAATTAATTCAGGGTCTTCTTTTAATGCTTGAAATAAAACAATAATACTATTGTAATAATTGCGACGTGTCGTAAAATGTTTATCTTTTACTTTATCGACGACAACATCAAAATCTGTTAAGAACATATAATCATCGGCATCAAACATTCTTTTTAACTGATTCAATTGCATAACATACTGCTTTATCGTAGAATCTTTGACATTTGGTTTGAAGGCTTTAATTTCTTCAGTAGGATTAATTTCTTTATTCATTTATAATTATTTAGATTTTATTTTCTAAATATTAACGTTAAAAATTATCATTAAAAAACTATTTTATTTATTTACGCATTATAGACCTCCATCATACCATTGGTTAGACGAGCGACTCTTACATACTCACAATAGCACCGAAGCAAATCTACGCCAGCAGGGACACCGCTGGTCAGATGCAGTTCAATACCCCGCTGTCCGACGCGTCCATTCGTTAGACGAGTCCCCATGTAGAAAAACTTACCTTGGAGATTGGTGTTCTGGGCACGACCTTGAAAGTCATTACCAGTAATCTGTCCAGCAACACCTTGGTCACTGAATTCATCACGAGTGACAAATGGAACACTTTCACTGTCCGTGAAAATACTAAACATACGGGCAACATTATCAACATCACTTGTAAATTCAAATCGGTCATTGTACCTGACATTATATTTGAATGTGGCTTCAACCCCCGTTGCTGCAGGGACATCTGGAGCGGTTGCATTGTACTGCCCAAGAATAGTTGATTCATTATCACCAGTTTTTGATGTAGTGATGATAATACGTGGGACAACACGATTCGCCATACCGAGGTTTCTAACTAAACCAGCCCCGAGTGCAGCAGTGGTCGTAGAATGCTCTACAACTCTGTAATCCACAAACGAAAAAGATAAATCTCCGTTCTCCTGTGCAAATCTGTCCATTTCATCCGTTGCTCCGTAGAAAATGTAATCAGCACAGAATTTTAACTGTTCTCGCACAATTTCACATTCTTGGGATGCAGTGTCACCCGAAGCGATTTGAAGACGGTGGAGAGTAGTCGGTTGAAAAGTAAGTTCGATGGCGATTGGTTCATTAATCATGTATAGAGGGAGCTGATGAACCTTTAAGAAAGGAAACAAGTCGCTTAAATCTATGGAGTAAGAAGGACATTCTTCGGGTTTATTTCCATTCATATCTGCCCAAGTAGGTTGAACTAAATCGTTCGTGGAAAAAGACATACCGTTGGCAAGTGAGTATCCGCTGGCTCTTGCCTTTGAGCCATCCACGTAATCAAAATCGTGATTGATAGTACGTCCAGTAAGATACTGTTCGCGTTCTACGTTATTTTCATTCGTGATTAATGAAGACTTAACACCAAATAATCCAGCCCAAGAATCGATTTCATTTATCTGTTTATTACCAATTTTAAGAACTGCTTTCTTAATTACCTGACCAACGCCGAGATGCGGTGCAAAGTATCCGTTTGAGACATCCGTATCGGGTTTTAGAGCAAGAAAAATCTTTGAATGAGACGAAAGAAATCCCTTGTTCTGTAAAACGAATCTCGTAAATCCATCCGTGGTCGCACCACCCTGATTAAACACGACTGGTTCGAGCAAATCGGTTTCTACCTGCTGAATGTAATTCACAGGTATCTGTTTTAACATTAAAAAGTTGGGTACAACATCGCCTTGAGGCGGAGGCATATCTAATCCATCTGACATTTATATTTCAGTAATATAAAAACCATTTCAAAAAAATAATTAAAAAAGTTAAAATTATAGATAAAACTCCACATATCTGGAGAACATGCAAGTTTTTTCTAATTTTATATGATTGCTTATTGCATCAGTTGGACACCATTCGGAGAGAATACCAACTGGGCACGAGACTTGATAAAGATATAGACACCCATCGGTCTATCACGATTTAACTGACTTTGAATAGACATACCAAACTGCTCGGTGCTAAAATCTTCACCCGCTCCACCAATACCATACTTAACACCGAGACCCATAACTGCACCGCCTTCGGGGATTAGATTGTAAGCAGTGTCCGTCGTAGCAGATGGAGTCATACTATAATCGCGGTTCATGTTTGCTGGAGAAATACTAAATCGGTCGTTAGTATAATCAGGAGATATAGCATCCACGAGATTTCTTACAATTTCAGGGTCAGGCAATTGAGTGTCCGCATCATCTTCAATATTATTCACATAATCAAAATCGGCGGGATATTTAGAACCACCCTTGAGAAACTGAACCCTACGAATAAATGCGAGTGCGGTGTCGCTTGTATCCTTACCCGACGGATATACAGTCACCTGTCCATCTTGCGTAAGAGTATTGATATTCGTGACAGGGACAAACGTCGCGAATGCAGAAATAACATTGCGGAGTGCAAGGTTGTACTGAAGTTGAGCATTCGTAGAATTAATAGACGTGTAGAGCGAAGTAATTGAATTGTATTCAAAAACACCCTGCGACTGATTACCAGTCGGTTCGTCAGAGAAATCGCTGATTTCACAACAGAGTTTAAGGTTGGATAGTTCGTAGTGAGCATCGCCAATACCAGCAGAAGAACCATTTTCATTGTAAAGGACGTTTGAATCGGGTTGAAGCATAAATTCTAACTGGATACCACCAAATGCATCCTGACGTAGATTTACCATGTTTCCTGACATCATGAATCCTGAAGGGACATGCATAGAGAAAGAGTTTGTTTGAGTTCCACCTGAAGGGCTCTCCATCACAGACTGACGAAATGAAGTAGAGTTCGGCATAATTAAACAAGTTTCGCCCAAATGACCCATTTGATCCTGAAGCGAACTATTAAGGGCAAGGTATGAATTCATATACTTTGAATAATGACGAATATTTTCACAAATCATTTTAGACCTCACAGCACGAACAGTAAGGGATTCGATGACATTGTAAATACCGAGACGGTTATTCATCGTGGTCGAATCACCCGTGCGAAGCGGTGTCGGTGTTGGGAGATTATCTTTGTATGCGTTAAAATTACCTACGATACGAATCGTAGATGGGTCAAGTAATCCATCCTGTGCGGATATCGTAAATGATAGAACGGGGAATCCGTTTTTAAATGAGATTTTACCATCGGCGGGAATGTTATCTGGGCGAATCTCGATGTAGCGACTAGTCATGTTTTTATAATTTAATATATAAAAATTTTGTAAAATAAAAATAAACAAAAAAAGATTCTTTAAAATACCACTTCAAGACTACCGTCGCGAATGATAAGTTTTCTTAAATGGAAAATGTAAGAATTGAAAATCTTATTCTTCGTAGGAGCACGCGTTGCATCCAAGTATTTTAATACAACAGACAGGTCGCGTCCCCGAAGGTCCATGGCTCCATTCTGGGCAGATGCAGAAAAACTTCTTCCAAAGACAAAGTTCTCAAGAAATGCTGAAAATGATTTGGGCTGAATTCCTGCTGAATCAAGACATTTTTCTAATTCATATAGATGGAATGCATCTAATGATTCGGTGGTCGCCAATTTTTTTGTAGATATTTCTCGCGAAGGGACTCTACGACCGTCTATCACGTACTGAATGCTTGAGAGTGCATCCACGATTCCAGTATAGGCAGTTCTGTTGCTCGCAAGACAAGTGTCGCCATCCGTCTTTGTGAGGGCACTTGCATTGCTGTAATTGGTGCCCTGTATGACATAAGTCCCCGAACCACTAATTTTTTCAGCAGAATTATATACAGAATTATCCTGTGGGACAATTAAAAGAGATTTAGCACGAGAGTTGTTCGCGAAAATCTGCATGTTAGTCTGACGGTCGCTGGCGAGAATTGAATGTTTGTAATTAGTTAGAGAAGTAATATCAAATTCTATTGCCCCCCCGTCCCGCACCTTTGACATCATACCATTTTCATATGATGGGTCTAAATGAACTTGAGAGACTACGAGATTCATATTTGAAATTTTGTATGTTGCTGCATATGATGTTTGGTCCGCGACAGCAGTTGAATACATGACAAAGGTGTCCTTGACAATAGACTCCCCAGTATTATTCACCACTCCCGCACCCAAAACAACTTGAATAAGACCACCACTGGCATTCGCACCAGCCGATAGATTAATCTCGCTAATCGTAGCAGTTGCACTCAATGTACTCGCACTACCATTGTTTGCCGAACGACAGAAATTGATGGTTTCGCCAACTACAAAAGGGAATCTGGAGACAGCGTCGGCACCCTCAAGATTGTTGTCCGTATCCACAAAGAAACTCGTGTGTGTTGAACCATTTATCCATCCAACAGGAACAGATGAACCATTTGTAGAATGGAAAAAAGGATTTGCAGGTGTTCGGCGATCACGAAGCACCGAGTCTAACTGTTTAATGACATTATCGGCATCATTTAAATCTATTTCTATGTAGCATCCCTGCGTCAGCATAAGTGGGAAGATGGTCCTTGAGTTTGCGAAAACTCCAGTATGAATAGGGAGACATACCTTCGCAGTTAAGAAATTATCATCGGAGAAAGTTACGGTTTGATCGCCAGATGTTTTCTTAAAGAAAGGATTAGTCGTAGTGTTCGTTAATCCAGTTTTTGATGTTCCAGAATCACTGCGATTGTCAGTTGATTGAACCAAGCATCCTTCGCGTAAGGCACGGAGGTTCTCAATAGATGCATCCTTTTCATAATCATATTTAACACTTACGTAAGAATCATAATTTGACACTTCTTCAATTAAATTTCCGCGTGTCCCATCATAGATACGAATATTACGAATTAAAGTAGATGTACATTTATCTAACTGAAGGCGAGTCGGGGTTTTTCCAGCAGGTAAGGATAATTTTACATTGAATTCAAGATAAGATTCGCGACCATCCATAAACTTCGTCGTAGGTGGGATAAAAAATTGTACTTTGTTCCCAGGGTCGTATTCAAGTCCATTTTCACTCGGGATTGAGATTTTAGTTTCACCAACTTTCATCGAATCATCGGCAGTCCAATATTTACTCATTTTATAACTCATAAATATAAAATAAATATAAAAAAAAAAATCAAAAAAGTTCTTATTGCACTCGTCCAGTTGTAATTGTGTCAGCAGGGGCAGACACAGTGGATTGAGTTTCTTGTGTTTGCTCTTGAGATAATTTATCAGAGTCCGTAGTATCTAATGATTCGCCTATTTCATCGGTTGCCGCCGATGCAAGGTCCAACACACCGCCCAATAATTTAGCAGGAGGAAAACCAACCCCCACGACATCCGCCATAGCTCCGCCAATCTGTAAAATGTTTCCTGCTTTTTCATATGCATTATTACCAGCGATTTCAAAATGTCCATCCTTCTTACTATCTTCGTAATCTTGATATAAATCCATCGCCCCCGCACCAGCGGACATAAGAACACCAGCCCCTTCACCCAACTTCCCTGCAAATTTACTATCTTCTCCAACACTTTGTTCAAGACCTTCCGTCAGTTTTGATGTCTCGCCACCAACTTCACCTGCTTCGCCGTCAGCACCACTCACTGCAGTTCTTTCAGCCGTTGCACTGGCTTCCCCAGGAGGCGAAGCACGAGCATCACCGCGAGCAGGGTCAGAGTCTGCCGCCGCCTGCCTCGTAGTTCTTTGACTTTGGGTTGTTGGATTCGTTGCCGAACGTCCCGATGACCAATCGTTATATGCTTTAACACGGTCAGGCATTCCCTTTGCCGTCCAAAGTCCCTGTGCTGATTGGACTCCTTGCGTTATTGTAGCAGTTGTTCTTTCTTGGTCTTTTAATCCACTAATTTTATTTGCAACGTCGGTATTGTGGGACTGAATACGTTCATTTAAATCACGAACTTGATCACTCCGCATATTACCCTGTGCAACAGCATTTGATGATGTGCCATATAAATCCAAACTCATTTTATATGATATAAATAAAAAAATGTATATTAAAAAAAAATAATTAAAAGATGAATAAAATATATATCTATCGCGCACATCATGCTTTAGCCATGTAATCGCTTATCCAATCGTCTTTCACTTCTATATTAGAACATAGCTCGTCGATTTGATTTGCTTGTCCTGCGACCTTCGCATAACAAACATTGACTTGTTGCGATGCGTCCAGACGCATCTTTAGTTCCTTGTTTTCAGTATTAAGTTTAACAATCGTCTTTAGAGACTTTTTCATCAGTTTTTTATTCTCTTCTTTCAGTTTCTCGTTTTCGTCTCCCATTTCTGTGAAGTGTTTAACCATTTGACGAAATATGTCATTATCTACACCCATCTCTTCATCGAAGTCCGCGAGGTCTTCAAGGTAATTAATCATTTCACAGTGGTTCATCTCTTGCGAGTTGTTTTGTTGTTTTTAGTTAATACATATCCTTTATACAGAGTTTCAAATTTTGGTTTAAAGGATGTTATTCTATTTCTAATTCTTCAACTTCTTCAGAGTCACGAGTCGGCCAGATCTTTGTTTCATGACGAATGAAAGCCTGTGCAGGGTTCTCACTCAATTTCAAATATAAAAATGAATATCTTTCTTTGTGGGCTTCTTCATAGAGTTTCATAAAATTTTCCTTGCCCCCCACCATGTCAGAATATTCCTCGCTTATTTTCTCCAATTCTTTCGAATTTTGCTGCTTGCATATGATCACGTCGGTGGCGTTGTTGCGAATCATACCTGACACAGCACGAAATGACTGAACTGCAATTACATAAAAATCAATGTAGTGGCGAAATCGGGTAGAAAAAAATGATACATGATTTTGTCTGCTAAAATCTTTTGTAAGGACATCGTCCATAACAAGAGCATAAGTAGGTCTATCTTCTTTATTTTCATATTGACTTTGCGACTTCTTTATATCTTCAATGATATTATCTTCATAGTGGTCCATACAATCAAAGTATTTTGATAATATTTTTCCTTTATTATCTGTATGAAGTGTTGTACTAATGAATTTTACGATATCAAATTTATCCTTATAGAAGTCACTATTACAGAATGCATTCACCAAATAATTACTTTTCCCACTTCTGACACTCCCTATGATTAATAATAGACTGGGCATCGAAGGGAGGTTTGGATGTATATCATCAAAGTTTGAAGATGGTTGTTCATCCTTTACTTTCAAAACCTTCGGTGCTGATTTAGTTGTCTTTGTTTTTTTAGGCATTATAATGTATTATATATATTTTATTTTTTATATCATAATATTAATCATTTGATAAAAAATTTATCTTAATCGCGACACACCTTCTTTATTAAGTGTTAATCCTTGTTGAAGGTTTTTATTTTCATCTTTAAGAATAACATCGGGGATGTTAAACTTATTATAAGTACCCAAATACCAACGGTACAGCCATTTCATATTTTTCGCTTTTCCAAGAATACCACCTTCTTTACCGAAAAGTCCTTGACGATATATATTTTTCCCATCCCACAGAAACGTTCGTCTTAATTTACTTCCTTTTTTTGCGATGTCTATTCTCATATGCGTATCTATATCGCCTTTTTTCGCCTCTGCTTTTATTAACTTAAGTGCTTTATCATAATTATTTAAATTATTAAAAAGTTTATCTACATCCGCACGGCTCATTTCTGGATTACCACCTCCCATAAATGCGTTTTTCTCCGCCGATGCACGTGTGTGAAATAAGGCTTTCTTCGGAGGCTTCGCTTTCTTACCTCCCGCCAACATTACCATTTTTGTTTTTACATCATACTTCCCCGTCCGTACAGTTCCATTTTGAATTTTGAAATAGACGCGGTCTCCATCTTTTACAGGCATTTTTTATATTACTAAATATAAAAAACTATTTTCAAATTTAATCAGAAATAATTTTAATTACTTCATCACGCATTTCGATTCTTTTATCTAAAGACATCCCTGTAAAATGCGCTGCAAATTGTCCCTTCTTCCATTTATTCTCTTCGGGTAAATCGTGGTCTCGATAAAATGATTGTATGATATTATGAGGGATAATAGTCACATAATTTTGATTTGAATTCATCACCGACACCATACGACAATATTTTACCATTACATCTTGCTCCCACAATCCATTGTATTTGTAGTATTCAAATTCCTCTACATCACACAAATCCCAGATTTCTTGTAAAAAGTCGTATGTCTCTTTATCATTTTTAACGACCATTGTTCCACAGTTAAAAGGACTCCATATTACATCCGCACTCACAAGCACATTTTCAAAAGGATAATCTTTTATTAACTCTTCATACTTTATATCTTTATTTGTAATTAATATATCATCATCAACCCACACAAGTGTCTCGATTTCAGGATTGGCTTTCATTTCTCTTTGTAAAAGTTTTATTTTGCTCCATGCTTGGTGGCGAGTATCACAAAGTACCTGGCTTTCAAGAACACATTTGTAATCGTGCTTATCACAATATGATTGCAATGCTTCAAACATAGGTTTTGAGAGTTCAGGGCGATCAGACAGACTACAAAATAACATAATTAATATTAAGTATTTTTTTATTTGTAATATCAAACATGAAAGTATTTAATACACGAAATGAAATGTTAAAACATTATTCTTCACAGATTGAAAACCCTGTGATATGCGAAATAGGCGTATTTAAAGGTGAGTTTTTTAAGTATATCCTTGATACTTGCGAACCCGAGAGTCTCGAAGGTGTGGATGTATTTAGTGGGGTCGCAGGCAGTGGCGACCAAGATGGTAATCATCCCATCCAAGTAGATATGAATGAAGTATATATCCAATTAAAAGATACTTATGTTGATAATCCTATTGTATCGTTTCATAAAGATTATAGTCATAAGTTTCTTGAAAAACAAAGTAATGATAAATATGATATTATCTACATAGATGCTGACCATACTTATGAAGCAGTTAAAAAAGATATTGAAATTGCATTTGATAAAATTAAGGACGGAGGATTTATAATGGGACACGATTACGAACTGAATAAAAATAAATGCGAACACAATTGGTCTTTTGGTACTAAACAAGCAGTTGATGAGTTCTGTGAAAACAAGTCTCAAAAGATATGTGCTTTTGGTAATGATGGCTGTGTTAGTTTTTGCATCCAAGTGAGCAAATAGATTTATTTAATTCAAACTTTTTTTTGAATGTATTTAGGATTGTAATATTATCATGTAGATGTTTATATGATTCCATATTACTACCGAAAACATTGTTCTTGTGCAATGCATCTTGGTCGAATCCGTACTGCTGTGGATTGATATACTTACGACCTTCTTTAATTGCGAACTTTTTAGGATAAATATTTGATAGTATAAAATCATCTCCCAGAAAACATGCCTGTAAATATTTTGACACGGGGTTTTCATCTTTAAAATTAAAATGTTTATAGAATGTCACAAACCACATTATGAATGCATCGCATTGATGTAATCCAAAACACACTCCCCCATATCCTTCGACCATATCTGTTTTACCTTCTACTATTTTATAATTTCTATTTTCATCGTAATTAAAGCCAGAACCTGTTGTAATATTATCATTTGTTTTACAATCCAATAATTCATAAAAGAGGTCTGGGTTGTATAATGTATCATCATCTATTATGATAATTTTATCATTCTTATTAAGTTTTATTTTACGTGCAATACTAAATGCTCCTACATACTTACAGATGGGTCCATAGTCTGGAACAATGTTAAATATTATCCTACGCTCCATTTTACAAAGACGTATTAGGTCCTTTGGTATTTGGAATTTGCCGAATCGTTTGTAATCAACACAAACATTTACGATAAAGTATTTATATTTTGTTCTTAATGTATGATGTAATATTCTTATTAATTTATCAATTCGTGATGGTATTGTACTACAACTTAAAATGAATCCCATAATATATATATAACATAAATTAATTTAAACAGAAATCAACGAGGATTATATAATGATAAATATATTTTGCATCACAGATTGCGATGGACTTAAATACGTCGGTGCTTCAAAATCACACATACGAGCCGTATTATCTTGCCTCGTTTATGATAAAAAAAATAATATAAAAAAGAACAATTCACGTCTCTTGAATTTAGAGTATTGTGAAATAGAAGTCATCGATGAATGCGAGCCAACAGATAAAAAAATAAAATTATCATACTGGATTGATAAGATAGACTGTGTTAATTAATATAAAATTTGAATGTATTATTTAATCATGTATAAAATGGTAAATATTTATAAGATAACCGACTGCAATCGTATTTGTTATGTTGGTAGTACGACACAAACTGTAGAACAGAGATTAACTATCCACAGATATCATAAAAATAATAAATGTAAAACTAAAAGACCTTGTAGTTCTTGTCAATTAGATTTAGAGAATTGTGAAATAGAAGTTCTTGAAACATGTGATAATGAAATAAGATATGAAAGGGAGGGATATTGGATACAAAATACTGAATGTGTCAATATAATAAAAATGATTCGTGATTATAAAGAATATAGAGATGAATGGTATCAAGAAAATAAAGATATAAAAAAAGTGATGAGAGATTATCAAAAATCATTCGGCGGTGATAAAAGATTTTATAACAATCTTTTAGAAATAGATGTAAATTTATTTACTCCTCAGTAGCAGTTGTAAAATCTATTATTAGAATTATATGCGGATTG